TTTCTTCCTCTACTAAATCTACTAGCTCACATATACTTCCAGTGCAAGCTAATGTTTTAGTGCTTACTGTCATATCAGTGAGCTCATACTCACTAATCAAATCCCAGTCAACAGACTTAGGCATTTTACTTGCCAGCTCTGTGTACTGTTCCTTGGTGCAGTCCTCATAAGGTGCTTGTTGATATGTATGGTCAGAGTGTGGTAAGAAACTAACACCACTGACTTCATCAAAGTGTTTATACACCCACGCACCTACTTCCATCCACTCGTGTTCTCTAACACTAATGGTTACACTAGGCTTGTGCTCACAGTAGTATCTTTGATACATAAGCCACAGCTCTAGTTGTTCTATTGCATTTCTATCATCTCTAAGAACAGCACCCTTTGGTGCTTTCATAGGAAATGTAAAGACCTTAACACTATTAGGCTTCATAACATCCGCTTCACAAGGGATGCCCTGATCTTCCATAAGTTGTGCTATTGGGTCTTTGGCATCTGCCCTTACTCTTCTAAAGTAATAGTCGTTGTGTCTAGTGTGAATGCCACTAGCACTATCAACCAACTGGCTGACTGTACCACTTGGTTTAATTGCTGTGGTTGCAGTAGCCTGGGTAATGCCTAATGATGCAGACCATTTCTTGTTAGTAATAACTGTCTGCTTTTTGAGTTCAGTCAAGAAGTCTGGCAAGGATTTCTTAGTATGATATCCTCTGCTTGAACTTCCATTCATAAAAGTGTTGTCCATTATACCAGTTAATGACACCCCCAAAAGAGATTCTTCTTCAGTATTTTGTACCCATTTTGGTCGCAATCTTTTGATGTTTGTCAGTGATGCTTGGAACGTACCAAGTATAGTAGCCAGTTTAACTTTGTGAAGTATGTCTTCTTGTTTGTCATCTCCCCTAACTACTACCTCTGTTAAGTTACAGAACTGTCCATCTCTTAGTATGATTTCACTACACGGGTTACAACCAAAGTCGTGATTGGTATCACGTCTGCCAATAGATGCTACTTGTTTGATGGCTGCTTCTCTGTTAAAGATACCACGCTCACCAGACTTGGACTCATACAATGACAACCATTCTTTCATAAAGATACCTATGTCTGGTTTCTCTGTGTAGCACACACTGTTGTTACTAAGTGCCATCTCTGGTGTATCACTCCACCACTGACCAGACTTAGCATTACGCATACGCTCATCAGTCAGATTAGATAGAGAGATCAGGGCACTTCGCCTTACACCGCCCACTACTACTACCTCTGCTACCTTACACATCATACGATGGCACTCATAGCTGGTTAGTTTGCGACCTACTGCATCCTTAAACATATTAGTAGAGAAGTTAAACAAATCAACAAGGGGCTCTGGACCACTGGCTCTGCCACCAAACTTACTAAGCCTGGCACCTTTAGGTCTAACCTTAGAGAAGTCCCACTTTGGCATCTCACCATCGTATAGATAGTTAATTAGTTTTCTAAATGCAGACTGCCAACCTTCCTTGCTATCTTGCACTACCACCACGTCCTCAACATCAACCATTTCTTCTGGTACTTCTGGTAGTTTGTTAGTGTGTTGTCTTTCTACACTAAAGCCTACACCAGTACCGTGCATAAGAACATACAAGCATTCATCAAATGCTTTTGGATGGTCAACACTTAGATAGGCACAGTTGTAACCAGCTATGTTGTTATCTTTAAGTGCTGGTCCAGCAGTCATCAAAGCTCTCATACTAGGCATAACATCTAAGTTAAGCACAGCTTCTTCAAGAATCTTTCTAGTCTTAGGAGTCAGCTCGCCCTCAGTATTTTCTTTTAAGTGCTCTTCCATAAAGTCAAAGTACCTAGCTACAGTTTCTTTCCACGTCTCCCGTCTTTTCTTTTCGGGCAGCCACCTAGCGTATCTGCTAAGTGCTATAAAATTTTGGTAATCATTTGGTAGTGTGTTCATTCATCATCCTCTATTGGGTCTATCTCTATGTCAACCATACGCTCACCGTCTTCATCGAAATAGTCTTTGTATTTTAATCTACCTTGTCTGTGCATTAACACAGCATCGGTAATTCCTTTTTGATATGCTTGCTTGTGTGTAAAGTAAATACCTACAGCACCAAGACATATAAATGTAACGCTAAGAGTTAAGTAATCCATCAGTACCTCTCCTCAAATTCTTCTAAAAACCTATGTTGCTTTTCAATTAATCTCTTCTCAAAAGCATTAAGTAATTCTTCGGGTTCAATTTCTAATTCGTCACAAATTAAGCATACATCATACGTTGCTGCGATGTATGCTTTAAACTCTGGTAGTTGTTTCAAAAGTCAGCTCCACTTGATACATAATAGTTAGTTATTTTACCAGATGGAATGGGTCTAGCTTCTAGACTGCCATAACAGTCTTCCTTAAACCCACAAAAAGAACACGTCATACACAACTTCTCTTCTGTCTTGGCTTTGTTCCAAGTTGTAGCATTAGCTAGTCGCATAGGTGGTGTCTTTGATTCCATCTTGGTTTTTAAATCAACAATAAAAGAATCTATGTCTTGCTCTAGTGGCTGTTCACATAGCTTAAGTGTTGACTTGTTCTTGTTGAAAGCTAGGAAGTATCCTTTCTTTCTTTTGTCACCCTTACCATAGGCAGATAGCTGTTTGATGTATCCGAATGCATCGTCAGTGAGCCCAGTCTCTTTAAACTTATTGTCCCAAGACCAAGCACTTGCTGTCTTAATGTCTACCAACTCACCATCAATAGTACAATCCTGGCTACCGTTGATACCCTCTAGTGTGTGCTTCTTCTGTTGGTCTTCTACTGTGTGTCCCGATAGCTTAAGTAAAGCAACCAATACAGCTTCTAGTATGTGACCTTGTAAGAAAGTTAAATACACTTCACCTTTTATCTCTTCGGGTGTGTAACCGTGGTAGTTGTACCACTGTGCTCTTTCACATCTGCCTATGCCCGACATCCTAAGACCTCGGTTCTCTTCCCTTGGTGTGAAGGCATCTTTCAAAGCATCCTCCACCTCTCGACCAGCTTGCATAGCTATCGAGTTTAAGTCTCCAGAATAATCTTTTGACTTCATTAAATCGTATACATCTTGTACTACTGTGTTAATAGACTTCATCGTCTGCTCCTCTCTTTAAAATACAGTTTCGTAACGCGTTACGAGAATTAATGTGTTTCATTCCAGCTCTTCCCAATCTTATACTCACCAGTGATTGGACAATTGAGCTCATAATAATTTGTTGTCAGTTCCATAGCAGCAACAACTAGTTTGCCTATGCTATCTGCATCTTCTGGGTCACACTCTATCTGTATCTCATCGTGTATGACACCCAGTTGTTTGTAATCAAAGTCACTAGCAAGTGTGTGAAATATAACCCAAGCCCTCTTAGCTATGATAGAGCCAGCACTCTGCAATAAAAAGTTAAGTGCTGAGTGTGGGCTACGCACATAAACTTTGCGACCATCTAATGTTTTAATCCAACCTTTCTTGGATGCGTGCTCAATCTTTTTTCTAAGCACAGCCAGTGCTGGTGTGTTAGATAGGAACTGGTTTTTAATTTTCTTACCCAACTTCTTACCACCTCCACATATCTTGCCGATCAGGTCATCGCCACCACCGTATAGGTAGGCATAGATGAAACGCTTTGACTCATCTCTGGTGCTCAAACCCGCAGCCTTTTGGTTAGCTGTGTGTATGTCACCACTTAATATCTCTTCAGTATACCCTGGGTCTTTCATATAATGTGCCAAACATCTTAACTCTAATCCAGATAAGTCAGCACCAACAATCACCTTGCCCTCTGGAACAGTAAACAGAGTACGCATTTCTTTGCCATACTCCTTATTACTTGCAGTAACTTGCTGTAAGTTCGGGTTACTACTAGACATACGATGTGTGACAGTGCCCATAGTGTGTACTCTGCTGTGTATTCTGCGAGTATCATAGTTGTACTCATCAACCCAGCTACTGACTTGGCTTTGTCTCTTTTGCAACATAAGATACCTAGCAATAATCTTGGCTTCGGGTATGTCTACATCTTTCAGTGTTGACTCATCAACTTTTGGTAAGCCAGTATCAGTAAACACCGATGGCTTCCAACCATAGTGCATAAGATGTCTGCCTACTTGTTGTCTACTACCTAAGTTTAGCTCTGGGTAAGTCCAGTATCCATAGTCATCATCATCATTGGTGTAACACTGTAGGTCTACCTCTGTTTGATAGTGCTTAGTTCTCTGCCCTCTCTTAGTAAACCTATTCTTGACTGGTGTCTTGCTCTGCCATACAGGTAGGGGTACAAAAGTTTTATGTACCTCCTCTTCTGCAACTCTTAAGTCATCATTGATTTCTACTAACAACTCTATAGCACCTTGAAGATTAAAGAACCATCCCGTCTTCTCTTGTAGTGAACAGTGCTCCTTTGTTTTGTACTCAAGTCCCTTTGCATCTGCACTTAGCTTGTTGGCAAGGAGATACTTATATACTTTAGTAGTAACTTTAGTATCTCTTATGCAATACTGCAGCATCTCATCTGTAAACTTAGACCAATCATCATAATCACCTTTAGCAAAGCCAAGCCTATCGCCCCAGGCTGACAGTGAATGACCACCATCAAGCCTAGGTTTGTATAGCTGGCTCATAATTAATGTATCTTCAACCAGTATCTCACTAAAGTCTATGCCCATTAAGTTCTCTAGTACGGGCACATCAAAGGCTATACCATTATGAAATATTAGGCAGTCAGCCTCCGACTCAAGCCAAGGTTTAAATAGATTAAGACAAGGACCAGCAAAAGTAATGACTTGGTCTGTGTCTATGTTATGCACAGCTACGCACCACACTTGAGTGGCATCAATCCCATCGGTCTCTATGTCACAACTAAAAGTCCGCATCACCATCGCCCATAAGTGGTGGGTGTCCTTTCTCTAATCTTCCAGTCTTGCCATTGAAGTATGCCCATCCAGCCTCACCAGTCTGACCAGTCCTTCTCATCTTTGGTACACGGATGCGGGTAGCATTCCTCTCGTAGTCATCCTCGGCTAGCTTATCTCTTGAGAATAGTATGTTGGTATGACAAGCCTGGGGTATAGCACCACTACCCTTGACATCATACTCACTAATCTTATGTGGATGGCTGCCATCATCTGGCTTTCTTGTGTGTGTAGACAGTATGACTGTAGCCTTGGTCTCTTTGCATAGCTTGATGAACCTATCCATTACCTCTTCGATGTTCTCATTGGATAGATTCTTGATGGCTGTATGCAGTGGGTCAAGTAATATAATACTACAACCCAGACCCTTGATAAAATATCTAATCTTACTAAACATTTCTTCAAGGTCTATGCTACCACCACCATCATCGTGAAGTTGTATCTTGGATGCAAATCCTATATCAATAGCATCATCCATTATCTTCTCGACATCCAAGTCATTTGGCTTGGTCAGCTGCATATTCTCACCAGTGTGCACGCTCACAACTTTCCTGATCGTCTCGTCTATATTGTCCTCAACCATAAAGCAACCTATCTTTTCATTCGTGTTGACAGAAAAGTGATAGATTAATTCATTAAGTATTGTTGTCTTACCTATGGATGTATGTGCAATGATAGATACTAACTCACCTCTTGCTACACCACCTCGCATCATCTCATTTAGATTACCAAATGATTCGGGCAAAGGTATTAACTCAGTGTCTCTGTACTGTAGCATAGCATTACGCATATCCTCTACACTAGCAACACCAGACACAGTGAAAGGCTTAGACTCATCCCACCACTCTTGAACAAATTGTTTGCCATCAGTATTCAATAGATAATCACAAGCATCCTTGTGCTTGGCTAGTGTCAGTATCTTACATTTGTTAGGACCAAGGATGGGTGCAACAGACTTGGCTGCATCTATACCAGCTTGGTCATTATCAAAGACAAGAACAACTGTCTCGAAAGAATCGAGCCACTCTATATTAGCCTTGATATTATCTACACAATTAGCACCGTTAGTTATGCTAACAAAAGCATACTTAGAACCAAACATCTCATAGGCTGCCATTGCATCAAGCTCACCCTCACACACGGTAACAAACTTACCGCCTGGTCTGAACAAGTGCTGACCAAACAAAGCATTAGTCTTTGACGTGTCACCACTGCCAAAGAATTTCTTAGTCTGGACTATCCTTGTCTTCATACCCACCATCTCACCCTTCTGATTGTGGAAGGGGTAGTGATGCTTAATGATGTTGCCTTTGTTATCCTTCTCAGCCTTGACCTTGTATCTTTCTAGTGTCTCACCTCTAAGCCTACGATCAGGCAAGCTAAAGTGCTCACCTCTGTAGTCTGCAAGCCAATCCGCTTTCGGATGTGCTGGATAATCTTTATTAGTAAGTGGACCTGGTGGACTTAAGGTATGCCCGTGTTGACCACAAGCATAGCAGTGTGTCTGACCGTCTGAATAGACAGCCAAGTTATCCTTACCTGTGTCTTTACCTAAAGATGCACAGTTAGGACATTGTTCTTTCTTTAATAGAACATTTACTTTGTTCATATGTTCCTCCCATTTTAAATAAAAAGGCAGCCACCCTCGTAGCTGCCCCAACTAACATTGCCTGTCGCTAGTTAAAAGTCAGACTGGTCGTAATCTTCTTGACCCTCTGCCTTTGACTCGACTCGAACTGCTTCCAAATAAGCGAAAGCCTCCCAGTCTCCCTTGCCAGGCTTCACCTTCATTACCACCTCATCACCAAAGAGTGACAAGTGACCAACACCTACCTCCTCCTTATCCGTGTTGTAAATTTTAGGTGCACCGAAATCGAACTTACGCTTGCAAGTAATTTGGGTAGCCCCATCATACTCACTAGTCTTAAGACCGCTTTTCTCAGCAAGTTTCTTACTATCCTTATCCAACGCAACCGTCAAAGAATATTTTGTATCACCCTTGTAAACATCGGGTGTTGTAATGTGATTAAATACCACCTTACCAGCTAAACTTATAGCACTCATATATAACTCCTGTAACATTAACATTAATGACCCGAAGGTCCTCTTTAGTAGGCAATCCTACTAAGGGTACACTGGAAAATAAGGAAGGAAAAACCAGTGTACTCTTAGTAAGACTAAGCTAAGATGGTCTAGGAATCTTGCTTGCTAGCTGGCTAGTGGGCAAAAATCCTAGACTGTCTTAGTATTGTAGGAGATACAAGTAATTAAATTATAGCTGATGGTTTTGAATCCGTCAAGCGTTCTTTTAAAACTTTTTTCTCTTGCATAAGATGTTCTTTTGCATACTCTTTTGATTGCATATAGTCATCGACCATAGCATCTATAATATCTTGCTCAGTGACACCTTCTATGTCACCACCGTGCAGCTCATCCATCTTATCTATCATCATTTGTTTAAATACTCCCATATTATTCCTCCGTTCCTGGGTAATCATCATCATCGTCAAGTGCACCATCATCATAGACAACTTCCTTGACACTCACTATCTCAAACTCATCGTGCATTTGAGATGCTAATTGCTCACCGTGGTAGTCATCATTCCAATATTCCTGATCAGCTATATTCTCAGCCATCTCTTCGTTATCAGCCATAACATCCACAGTGAACTCATAAGATACAGTAGACCTTATGTGTACCTTGTAATCCTTACTCATATTGTTCTTCACTTCTTATCCTCCTTCTTGATTAATATGAATTCATTATACAGACTTGTTACCAAGTTTCCAAGCTCTGTTATCTGTTCTTGTTGACTTTGTAGTACATCAATCAGATGTCCTGCTTGAAATCCAATGCTGGTTGACTCATCCCACCTATCCCTAATCTTACCAGTGTCATCAAACAAACTATCACCGTAAACATCACCGAGTTGCATAGCATCTTCAATACGCTCATCTATCCTCTTTTCAAGAGCATAGCTGTCAAATGTAATCATTTATCACCTCCTTGTTTTAAGTTTTTTATTGTATCTGCATTATCCAATCGCCATTGTTCTCTGGCTTCGACTCTCTGTCTGTTAAGTGTAGCTACATCCCTGTATTTCATAGTCTTACCGTGCTTATCCTTAACTTTACCAGTGTGTGCATAGATACCATCTAAATAGTCGGGGTTGATTGGTACACCCCAAGCCACTCTTATTTTTTTACTCATCCAAACTCCTCTATTAATTTAAAATTTTCAGTGGGATCAGGGTCGGTCTCTTCTAGTACCCAGACTTTTTTGTATCCCTCTTCTTTAAGTTTTTTCTGTAAATCTTTGGCTTGTTCCAGGCGAAGACATCCATCGTGAACAATCCTAGTACCAATACTTACTATATATAATTTCATACAAATCCTCCTTGTTTTAGTATGTGGACTATCACATCGACAGTCCATCCGTTGCCCAACATCTTCTTGCGTTGGGTATTGCTTACACCATCCGTATAGTTATCGGGCAGTGTTTGTAATCGCTCCATCTCTAATGGCAGCAGTGGGCGATAAGTTCCTTTCTCTACTACTAAGTTATCCTTCTCAACAGTAGTCAAACACCCAGACTTATTATCCTTGCGAGGCTCAAGCCTTTGCTTGGGAGTAATGTCTGTGTTGTAATCATCCCTCTTGCCAGTAGTTGGGTTGATGCGTCTACCTACCATCCTAGCTACTAACACTTTGGGCTCACGATTACCACCACCCATAGTATTTAGAGTCGGGCTTTTACCCGTATCCGAATATACACGCTTGAGTATGTCGTGTCCATTTATATCCAGGGCCGTGCCAATGTGGTGACAATCCTCATCCTTGTCATACTCTCTGAGTTCACAAGTTCGGACACCAGTCATTGCCTGGTTGCCAAATCCCTTGTAATCTCTAGCTAGTAGACAAGCAGCCTTATCCACATTAATTTGCTTAACAGTTGTGCCTTGGTCAGCCACACTATCACCGTATCCCTCAACAAGTATATCTTTTAAGACTAATCCTTTATCTTGAGGTTGAGTGATATCCCAGTTAGCCCAGTACAAACGGTATCTGTTTTGTGCTGATACAAGTGACGAGTTTATCGCTACTGGTTGCACACCTAGATACTTACTGATAATGTCTTGATACTCTTGCTTCATCCTTACATTTTCTAGTAAGAACTTAACATTAGGATTGTATCTGCGACACTCATTCAAGACTCTGAGAAACTCAAAGAATAATGCTGACCTAGGGTCATCAAAAGCTAACTGCTTACCCGCAAAACTAAATCCTTGACAAGGTGAACCCGCAAGGATTAAGTCTATGTCTGGCAACTGTATCCCACTGACAAAATTAACATCGCCAACACACTCAGTATTTGGGTAGTTCTTGAGCGTAATCTTTTCAGCCCAAGGGTCTACCTCTGATGCATAGTAATTGTTAACCTTAATCCCTGATCGTTCAAGGGCTACTTGACCGCAGCTCGAACCATCAAACAGACTTAGCACATTAATGCCTAGATTGTTATCTTTAATCATACTTACTCCTTCCTAGTTATAAAAAGTAAAGGATACTCGGAACTATTCCGAATATCCCTTAGTTTTTACAGCTATCCAAAATCACTATTGGACATACCAGCATCAGACATAGCATCATAATCATCTATAGGTTCTCGATTATCTTGCTTAATCTGCTCTAGCTTTACTTCTTTCATCTCTGCCATATGCTTAAAGACATTTCCATAATGAGAATAGAATCTATCCTCTGCACCAATAGGATAGGCTCTGTCTAATACATATTCTATCTCTTCGGTTACATAGTTGCAGCCAGCTATCCATCTAGCTATTTTTTGCTTATCATCGTCATACATACTTACTCCTTAATGTTTAAAGTAACTTATATTTTTTACACTATTATCCCAGCATTGTCTACATTCACCACACTCACCGCCATTGTCAAAGGCTCTGCAAGTTGCAGCATCCTTATCACTAACAACAGTGCTGGTGTTTGTATACTTAGGGGCTTTACCGTCAACAAAACTACCACTTAGCCTTATCACTAGATTTTTCGGGATAGGCTTGTTGTAATTTTGTATCCAAGCACTTTCTTTAGTGGGCAGCCAGTATTTCACATCGGGTGTAGCTTGTGCTATCTGCACAATCTTATCCAAATGCTCAACACCTTGTATGTCCCCACTATCGTGCCATCTAAAGACATTATCTTTTAGTATTGCTTTGGCGTGAGTCATAACATATATCATCGCTTCAACCCATCTCGGCTTATCAATACTATTTAAACGCCTATACTGTGCAGCTTTTACTGCTGGGTACACTGTATAAAATCCCTTATCTGCATAACAATCAGAACACACAGTGTTAGGTATCTGTTTAAGTATCATCCCAGTTTTGCACATATCCGTAGGCAAACCATAACTCCATCCTGGCATTTTCTTTGGGTCTGAAAATCCCTCGACATAATCCTTGGCTGCCTTCAGTGTTTTAAATGGCACAAACAAATTGTTTTGTACATCCATACTTGCTCCTTCCTAGTTATAACAAGTAAGGACTATCGCCCCTATAGGTAAATAGCAATAATCCTTACTTTTTACAACTATCACAAAAAAACGGGCTCGAAATCCTCTATCCTAGAGGACTTCTCACCCGTAGTCATAGTAAGGCTAGGGTCTAATCTAGCAAAACCATATAGGCTTTTGGATTCTTAGACCTAAACCAATCCAAGGCTTTATCCATACTATGCCATTGTCTTAGTGCTTCGCAGCCTTTGATGAAATCATAGACTGCCACTTCTGTAGGGTCTAATAAAACAGATTTACCCGTATATGGGTTTTCTACTTTTTCATCATTTAAGCCAACTGCTAGCTGGCTTATCCAGTTATCTTTCATTGTTACTCCTTCCTAGTTAAAAAGAGTAAGGGCTACGATCAGGCAGCCCTTAGTTTTTCTAACTATCTTTAAACTTATCATTAATCTTATCATTGATATGACTATACAAGGGCAGCAAAGCACAAGCTAATCCAATCAAAACAAGAACAAGGATAAAAAGGTCAAACACGAGTTTATCTAACATAATAAATACCTCCTAGTATTCAATTGTAGTTGGTCCATTCAGCATATCCGCTATTACTTGGTCGGTAAGCCAGCTTTGAGCCTCTTCACCTCCCGCCTTGATGTAAAAAACTTTATCCAAGTTAATAGTGCGATAGCCTTTCGACTTAATGTCATAAACGACTCTAAGATTAGGCTTATCCTCTGGACGATATGACAAATCACCGCCTTTAAGATATTTTTTAACGCCAGCTCTGCAAGTCATTTTTCTGATTGAGCCATCAACTTTATGAAATTTAACGGTGAAAAACTTGCCCCCGTTATTATTGATAATTGATGTCAATCTAGACCGCTTAGAGTTAATTCTAAACTGTTGTTTTCTATTCATAATTAACCACCTTTTTTATTAATTAATTCTCGTAACGCGTTACGAAAACAGAAAAGAGAAAAGCTCAATTCATAGTTATATTATGCCATTTTTAAGACATAAAGTCAATTTGATACTAAGTCTAGGGTAAATAATAAAAAGGGCTAGAATCAAGTATTTAATTTATTAGGGACGAAAAAAAACCCCGCATCTCTGCGGGGCTCTTATTGGGTTTTAGTCTTCCGAGATATTCCTTCTAAAAAATTCAACAGATTCCTTTGCATCCTTTAAAACTTGCTTTTCGCGTTCACCTAATGTGTCGAGGTGTTTGTCAAAAAGAAGCTTAAAAAATTCATAGGTTTCTATAGCTCCGTCAAGGTGGTTTCTCTCTTGGAAGTTTTTATAAGTCACTTTTTAACCTCTGGAACGATTGTCTTTTTCGTTGCTTCGTCATTAGTCATTATTTTAAATTCCTCGCGTTCTTTTGAGTATTTAATAAAGTCTTTTTCATTTAACGAAGTAAACCAGTCTATACGACTCTGCAACAGTTGCTTAGCTTGCGACTTTTCAGCCTTTTTTGTGGCTTCGTCCATTGTCGCTTGCTCGCTATCTGTCAACTGCCTATAAGGTGTATCTGTATCGGGTAGCTTAGTCATTTTTTTACCCGTCCCGACTAGTGAGAGCCTTTCGTGGTTTTCTATGAAGTCATTGTCTTTAGCCCATTTAAAAGCGGTCGCAAACTGGACGCGTAACACATTTAATTTATTGTGGTTCTTGTGCTCCGCGTTGCCTTCTGTTTGATTCTTTAACCGCGTTGCATAGTCAACAACAGACTCAACGCCTAAATCGTCAATTTTGCCTTTTGAGTCAAAGCATATTGACTGGATTTGTTTGTTGATTGATAACTCGCTTTCGTTGACTTGGTCAAGTGATTTATCAAGGGTTAAGATTGCTTCACTGCAATTTTCCAAACTGTCGATAGTATCAGCAATCGTATTACTTGCATTGACTATGTCCGACTTCTTAGAGTCTTTCAGCTTCTCGCGTTCAAGTATTTTTACTTGGTCTTTAAAACTCGCTTGGACTCTTTGATTCATTGCTTTGGTTGTTGCCTTGTTGCCCGACTTAGAGCTGGATTGTTTATTACTTGTTTTAACCATTTTATTTATTCCTTATTTATACGACCGCGAAAGTGCGACCGTTAAAGAGAGGATACTCTCATTATCTGTATTAATCAAGTTAATTATAAAACTTTGTCTATGTTTCTTATTATATGAAACCGAGTTTATCCCCTCGAAATATAAAAACTCGTAACGCGTTACGAAAATCCCCGCGACATATCCGCGACCGTTCCGCGAGCGATACGCGAGGGGGCGGAAAGTCCCAAGGCGAGCGGGGTACGCACCCTTTTGAGTTTTTTTCACCACGAGCGAAACCAAGTCACAGGTAAAATTATTATTTTTTCAATATTCTGCGACATACCTGGTCAGATTTTGGGCACAATAATATAATCAATGTAAACTGGGGTTGACTAATCTTGGTTTATACTATATAATATTGTGTATCTTTATAGGAAACACTCCTTATACCTAGAAAGTTCTAAAGCAAAACAACCTTACCGACTATCCTAAATAAAATACTTTAGAATATACTAGGATTAAACTATAAACAATATTAATTTAAGGTATAATACATAGTATGGCAAATAAAGGCAAAGTAAATACTAACTCAGAAGCTGAAATTAAGCTAATAGAGGAAGAATTAGAAGAAGAACTAAGATATGCAGTAGCTTCTGCTAAAGGTATAGTACCAGCAGATGCTGTAATTAAGATTGAGCGTAAGTTAGGCAGACCAACTGGTGGCTTATCCCAGGAATCTAAGGCAGCAGGTGGTAAAAAATCTAGAATTAAGCGGGGTCAGACTTATAAACCTACTGATGATGATTATTCTAAGGTAGAGGAGATGGTTACTATAGGCTTAGACCAACATACTATTGCCAAAGTTATGGGTATTAGTAATGCGACCCTAACAAAATATTTTATGCACAATTTATTAGTAGGTAAGGAAAAAAGAACCGCCCGTGTTGCTGGCGTAGCCTACGAAATGGCAGTATCTGGAGAGAATCCTAGTATGACTACGTTTTGGTTAAAGACGCAGGCTGGCTGGAGTCCTAAACACCACGTTGTTGTAGAGGACAGACAGTTTGATATACAGTGGGCAAAAGATGAAGCCGATATTGCAGATGCTAACCAGATGTTAAAGGATATAAACAGCAAGGTACACTAATCTATGCAAGAGGAGAGGAAAGCGATAGTAATACCCTATACTCCTAGGGAATTACAAAGGCATTTGCACACACACCTAGCTAGATTTAATGTTGTTGTATGTCATAGGCGATTTGGCAAGACTGTATTTGCAGTTAATGAGTTAATTAAATCTGCTGTACAAGATATAGGAAATGGCAAGAGAGCACCAAGGTATGCATACATTGCACCACTCTTTAAGCAAGCTAAGACAGTTGCCTGGGACGAATTAAAACGTCTGTGTGAAGTATTTCCAGATGTTAAGTTTAACGAAGCCGAGCTTAGAGCCGACTTCTTAGGAGCTAGGATACAGCTATACGGGGCAGACAATTATGACACCCTTCGTGGAATTTATTTAGACGGGGTTGTGCTTGATGAATTTGCTCAGATGAATCCAAAGATGTTCTCTGAAGTAGTTAGACCAGCACTATCAGATAGGAAGGGGTATGCTATATTTATTGGTACACCAAAGGGAAAGAATGATTTTTATGACCTATACCATACCGCACCAGAAAAGAAAGGTTGGGCTAGGTTCTTATACAAGGCTAGCGAAACAGGAATATTAGATGATGAAGAATTGGAACTTGCGAAACAAGATATGGCAGAGACTGAATTTGAACAAGAATACGAGTGTTCTTGGTCTGCTGCACTTAGAGGTGCGTATTATGCTAAAGAGATTGAAACTGCTTATGAAGAAGACCGAGTGGGGAAAGTCCCTTATGACCCGTCTAAACAAGTAGTAACAGCCTGGGACCTTGGGGTTTCAGATGCAACAAGCATATGGTTCTGTCAGTTTGTAGGTAAATCAGTACACATTATAGATTATTATGAAAACTCAAACGAAGGTTTGCCTCATTATATAGATGTACTAAATAGAAAAGGGTATAGGTATGGTGCACATATAGCACCACACGATATAGTAGTTAGAGAATTTTCTACTGGTAAGTCAAGACGAGACCTAGCATTTGACCTAGGCATAGACTTTCAAGTAGCACCAAAGTTAAAGGTAATGGATGGCATAGATGCCACTAGAACCTACTTAAATAAATGCTGGTTTGATCAGGAAAATACTAAGAAAGGATTAGAAGCATTATTGCAGTATCGTAGCAGTTATGATGACAAGAAAAAGATATGGTCACAAAGACCAGTCCACGATTGGACATCACACGCTAGCGATGCTTTTAGGTACTTGTGTGTAACAGATGTAGTATTCACAGGTAATGACAGTGTCTGGGCAAAGGAACTGCCTAAGACTGATTTAAGTTGGATAGTATAGGAGAAGATATGAATCCGAAATGGTTAGAAAATAAAATTTTAGAAATGGCTCAAGACATTAAAGACCTTAAAGAAATAATGAGGGCAGTTAGTATGTCAACACCACCACCTAAAGAAAACAAATACCCGATAAATAAAGGTAAATAACATATGGCTAAAATGACAAAGAGGGAGCTATCTGCTCACTTAGAGCAAGAGATTAGTTCTGCTTTAGGATATAAAGATGGCAAACTTACAGAGCAACGCTCAGATGCACTAGACCGATACTACGGTAAGAAGTATGGTAACGAGCAAGAAGGTCGTTCTCAGATTGTCACCAGAGATGTAGCAGATGTAATTGAATGGATTATGCCTAGCCTTATGAAGATATTTACTTCTGGCGATAAGGTAGTGCAGTTTGAGCCGCAAGGACCAGAAGATATTGAGATGGCAAAACAGTCTACGGACTATGTAAACTATGTCATTATGAGGCAGAACCCTGGCTTTAGTATTTTATACCAATGGTTTAAAGATGCCCTATTACAAAAGAATGGTATTGTTAAACACTACTGGGATGACACCAGTGAAACATTAAAAGAAACATACAAGAACTTAACAGAAGAAGAGTTCACTGCTTTATTAATGGATGATGGTGTAGATGTAAAACAAC